TGAACCGTAGCTCCGTGATGATCGTAGCTGATGCAGTACCCGCCGGCCCACCAAGAGCCGTGCCACGGAGGCTTGACCGCTTAGTAATAAGGTCGGAAAGCGTCTTCATTAGACGCGCGCCACCTTCCGCGGTAGCCGACTTCGCGGTACCAGACGGCGAGAAGATGCGCCGCTCAACGTTGCGAATCAACGCCGCAGCGAGTTTCATCGTCTGGTACTTGTACTCGTCATCAACCCCTGCAGCATCCACTGCCCGCTGTGAGTTGCTAACCTTCACAGGGAGCTGGAAAATCTGCGTGAAGGTCTTAAGGCGAGTACGCGCAGTATGCGCAGCTGAAGCGAACTCGAAACCTTCTCCGGCACCAGCCGTTGAAGTAGCAGGAAGAGTATCCTTCAACCACTCGTGCGTCACGTCTTTCGCCGGAACCTGCTCAATCTCAGCAAGCAGCGGCGTCTCACGCGGCGCAATATTCGTAATAAAGTCCAGCAAGTCCTCCCGGTTGCCCTTGCTTCCAGGAACACCGCCGAACGTAAAAGTCCCAGTACCCATTGGTTCCCTTTAGTCGATGACTCGGGGAGGTTTGTCTAGCCGGTCGATTACGGTAATTTTGCCCCGCATAAACTCAGAGGCAATAGCTTTCGTAACTCCACCGCGCCGTATCCCTTCGTTCAGCAATACCTGCCGGCGAGCAGCAGCCGCCTCGGCCGCTTCGGCGTCACCATCGCCCGGAGAACCTAATTGAGTAGCGGGAAGCGCCGCGTTTCCACGGTTCTTTTCCCGACCCTCTTTGACGGCCTTATCCTCGGAGCGCATCCCCGCCTCTGCATCATGCGCGCGAATCTGCCCCACGAGGTAATTAGCCGCCCGAGCAGGCTGCCGGGCATCAATAAGTGCTTGGTACGTCTCCGCAGTCTCCTGGTCCTTTGTGAGCAGTTCGCTCGCACGAGTCTGCATCTCAACAGGGATTGCCTGCTGTGCAGCCGCGGCACTTGCTAGCGGCGCGAGCTTGCGATCAACCCCCGCATCTGCGGCGGCCTGTGCCCTCTTTGCAATGTAGCGATCTAACGCGGCGGTATCAATCCCCGCGTCGCCGAGCGCTACGGCGTCGTGGTCCACATCCCCCTGCGACGGGGCTTGCTGACCCGAAAGTTGAAGGGCACGATTCTCAGCTTCAAGCTGAGCCAACCGGGCCTTAAGCCGCTGGGCCTCACCTTGAAGGTTCTGGTGTCCCTGCTCAAAGGCTTCTACGGATTCATACTTACCGGCCAGAAGAATCTTCTGACCATCCTTGGCGGAAGCCGGGTCGTTCGGCATTGGAACCTCCCTTTTAAAAGCGGGGTGGACCCGCTAAAAACTTCTCCTAATACTGTGCTTTAGTATAGCACGCTACAAATGTATTGTCAAGAGGGTTTAGGCGGGGCTTGCTCGGAGAGGAGAATGCGCAGCTCGCCCTCTAGGAAGGTAGCAGCCCACTCCAACGTAGCGATAGCGCCCCGTTGGCGATCCTCAAATCGCGTCTCGCTGCCTAACTCTAGTTTCTTCCTCACCCGAGCCTGCCGATCTCGCAGCATTGTCTGGTACTGTGGCCACCATGCCGACGCGAGAATGCCTCTAAGTAGTGCTATTCGCTCCGATTTCTCCACCCGGCCCTCCTGTTCCCTCACCGAACGATTGCTTAGAATCCTCCCCGCCAGGAAGCGCTGGCACAGGGGCGCGGCCCATATTTGGTGAGGCGCCTTCTTGCCCCGGCTGTCCTTGTGCGGATTGTTGCTGGGAAGCCATCATCATAGCAATCTGTTGGAGTGGGGGGATGTTCAAAAACAATTCGTCAACATTTGGAAAATCAAATAGCCGGAATGCCTGCCGGCCAAAAGTCACCCAATTAAGCGCCTGTGCAAGCGGAGTAGATGCAACGATTTGTAGCAGCCCAAGAAAGTTCTGCTGCCGCTGTTCTTTCGGGAGCATCTGCGACGACCCCAACGCCCGTGCGTTGTAGTCCTGGTTGAGGGCGTAGGCGCTGACGCTGATCTCCTCTGGGAGCGGGAGTCCAGTAAGAGGGTCAGTGATTGCATTGCTCCCGAGCATGTGCCGCTTCATGGGCACAGTGAGAAACTTGCGGTTTAGTCGGCGGAACCAGTTTGCGAGGGGTTCGATGATTTGTTGCTCACAGATGCGGGTTTCGAGCAGTAGTCGAGTGTTAACCGCTGCTTGGCGTCCAAGAAAGCCTCGCGCTGTTTCGCGGTCTGGTCCCGCGGCGCCCATGACAGCATCTTCGTGGATACCCGTTGCATTTTGGAGCCACCGCCAGGCATACTCGACCTCTTGGTGCGAAAGCTGAAAGCCGCGAAGGTCTGGAGTAATTGGCTGGATTGCCCCGTTGCTAAGACCCTCAATAGGAATCCACCGGCCAGGCCGCACATATAGCTTATCGGGATCGACAGCCACGGCGTCTGGATCATAAGCGTGGGGGGGATCAACAACAAGATCCAGCACGTCAAGCCGGTTACTAACCAAACGATTAGCGACGCCATTTAGATGTTCTCCTAGTTCAACCTTCGACGGCCCGTCGAAGTTATGTGGGTCCACAACGGGCGTATAGACGAGGAACGGGTCCTCTGCATCATACGGGGTGGGGCGGTCCCGTAGCACAACTTGCATGTTGGCTATGCTGATAACCCGCCTCGCCACACCATCTGCGGGAATCAACTCGGACGGGACCAGCCCCCACATCTCGGTAATCTCAACTGGCTTGGAGTATTTTTCGGGTATAACCATGCTATTTCGGTTGTACCCAATACGGTCGAACATCGCATGTTCAACCTCCGCCGGAAGCCCGAGCAGCCTAAGCTCACGTACCGCCGACTTATCAAAAAAGCCCTGCGCGGCCATTGCCTCTACGTCGTCCATCTCCAAACGGTATTTGCGGATCTTCCACCGCATATCCCAAATACGAGCGACACGGGGCTGAGGGAAAAAGTCAATGCGGTCTACAACGTCAAAGTCCGGGCCATCAAACTTCGTGTACTTGCGGGAGCGCACGCGCTCCAATAGCTGGCCGGAAATAGGCGCCGCAAGCTGTTCGCGGATTGGAAGAGTCTCCTCCTCGAACTTCCATCCAACTTGCAAGATCCCTGATCCGTAAAGGTCCCCCGATAGAAACAAGTCAATATGCTTGAGGTACGCCTGTGCGTCGTCAAACTGGGTCGTAACTAACAGCTCTTGCTGCCGGGCGATGGGGTAGTCCTCTTCGCCAGCACCTACAAATGTAAAGTATGGATGCTGCCCAAAGGTCGCGTTCGCCTTACGGGCAATATCCGACCACACGGTAGCAAACGTCATCGGGATAAAGACGTTGTTACGGTGCTCGGGCGCGTTTGGGTCACGATACCAGCCGCGGTACAAGTCATACCACCGCTGCATCTTGTTTACATACGCGTCCTGGTATTGCTTGGACGCAGTATATCGCGCGTGAACGAGCGCTAAAAGCGCCTCGTCCCGGCTACGAAACTGATCCAGCGACCGGGCGGAGTAGCGATTGTCCATGCTCACGTGGTGCCGTTGCCTCTTCGGGGAGTCCTTCCGACGTAAAGATAGGGGCCTTCACAGCCACGAGAAGGGCTTTGACATACACAATGCCCATTGCGTCGGGGTCCGTCTGGGCAACCTCTGCCGCGGGAGGCATCACGTCAAAGGCCGCTTTAATCAAATGTGGGGCGTAAAGGGTTCGCCATGGGTGGCTAACCCATGTACCTTCCTGCTTGAAGACGGCATAATAGAAGAACGAATTTATGTTCCAAAAGGAGACGTGCGTAGGGTCCTGTGACCACCCGCGGCCGTCCGTAGACGGAACTAGAATCTCGAAGATCCCCCCATCCTTCAATACCCGCCATGCCTCGTTCATCACATGGATGGGGTCGTGAAGGTGCTCAATTAGGTCTACCGCTACAATGCGGTCGGCATAATCACTCTCAAACGGCCACGGCTTTTCAAGATTACAAACCGTGTCCACACCGGGGAAGGGGTAGAGGTCTACATTGTGAGTGAAGCCGGGGGAGGCGTGGCGGTTGCACCCAAGATTAATCAGAACTGGGCGATTTTTCTTACTTTTACCCATACTTCTCCTATAACACTATCACATTTGTGTAGTGGTGTCAAGGCCATTCGTGGCGTGGAACACGTCTCGAAGTAGCTCCACATCGTCTAAACAGTACTGAACTAGCGCCGCGATGCGGCCTTCTCGGAGGAGGGCGGGGGCGTCGATCCCTGAGCCGCTTTTCCCTCGCCCAACATACTGTTGGCCCGCCTTCTCCAAAGACTGGGACTTAAGCTCCATCTTAAGATCCCGGTGGTTGTTCAGTAACAACGACCGGCCCAGTAGGTTTTCAATTACCTGGATGTCAAATCGGAAGCCGTTCCAAGTCACAACATCCTCCGCTGCTTCTAGGTACGAGGCTAGCTCGGGGAGGGTGGTATCGTCCCAGATGCGCACCACCGATACGTCGTCGGTTTCGGCAATTGTGACGGCGACCGAGATGCCCCCAGCGCCGCGCTTAAGCTCGCCCCACCCTCCGCACTCCTCCGCGAGGCAGCGCGTTTCGATATCTAGAAAGATGCGCATTTGTCTACCTCCACCATAGCGTTGTAGATACTATCCACATCTGCGGCGCTTTCGGGTGGTGCGCACCAGATCATGTTGTGGGCGAAGACATGGGCGTTCACTAAGCACGACTGCTTAAGCTGGCGCTTGTAGTAGGGGAGGCAGCACAAGGGCGTGTGGTATGTTCGTGTGAACCCATGTGGAAGCTTAATGTGCGGGTGGGCAAGGCACCAGAAAATGAATGGTGGCCCACTAACCTCCATCGGGATAAAATGGGAAAGTGTACTTACTCGCCGGGCTAGCATTCGCGCGTGGCTGTACCGTAGCGTCGTTTCGTTGTAGCGCCGGTTCATACGGGCGTCCAACACCGCTGCCTGTAGCTCGGTCATGTGGTAGTTGCCGCCAACCGTCTCGTCGGAATTGACCTCCCCATGATTGCGCATCAACGCGACCTTGGCCGCAAGGGCCTCATCGCGGACAAGCAGCGCACCCCCCTCACCACAAGAAACCTGTTTCCCTTGCTTGAATGACAGAACGCCAATGTTCCCCATAACCCCCGTAAGCGTTCCGGTACGCGGGGCGTGGGTAAAGATAGCCTGCGCACAGTCCTCAATAATCCGCAGGTTAGGGAACATTCGCTGGATTCCAAAGACGTTACTAACGCTTCCATTCACATGAACGGCAATTAGTGTGTTCGGGGCGACAATTGCATCGTTGGCCTGGAGGGCATCATCGACGCTATTACAGTCTACGGTGCCGGTGAGCGGGTCTATATCTACTAGAATCGGGGTTGCGCCCGTGGCGATAACGGCCCCCGCGGTGCCGGCCATTGTATACGCGGGCACGAGTACCCGGTCACAAGGGCCAACACCTAATGCGCGTAGGGCCAACTCTAGCCCCATCGTCGCTGAAGGCACCAAAAATACATAAGCCCCGTAGTAGCGGGTTAGCCAGTTTTCGACCTTTTGGCAAAACGGCCCACCAGCGGGTGTACTGACTCGGTAGCCAGAATAGACCCCCGAATCTACAACAGCCTGTAGATTCTTTAGTATGTCGTTGTCCTCAGCGGATCGGGGGTCTAGCGACATTGCGCTTGAGTCTGTGCCAGGCATCATACGATTTTCCTATGTCATGCCCCATCAAGATAGACTCGTAGGAGCGGTGTGGAACTGGTGCTTCTTTGCCGGCACCAGGATTGAAGACGCGGTAGACCTCGGGGTGGAACGCGTCGGCGGCGGCGGAGGCGTAGTCATCATGCTCGGCGATTCCGATACGGGCCATTTGATCGACTAGGTTCGGGCAACGCCCACGAATAAGTTTTACATGGCCGTCGATCCAGTACCCGGCGACGGACGCAACACGTACTGTGTTGTTCTCCCCACGCCCCCGATTCAGCTCCAAGAATCTTGGCATTTGGATACTAGCGTCGCGGAATGCGGACTTAAGCCGGTCGCGCCACAGTTCAGCCTTTCCAAAGTTCGTGCGCTCGTCCGTCATGCAAATAATGTGGGTTTTCTTTTCGTGAAGATGACGAACAATCTCTATAAGCCGTGTTACAAAGTCATCATCTCGCCAGCTATTCGACCCATGCTCTGCAAGGTAATATACATCCGCAAGCGCGCGGTGGTGCGCCGCGAGGATAATGGTAGAATAGTCTCCCGTGCCCATCTTCTTTGGCGACTTAAATGCTGTGTCGAAATGCAGTGTTACCGGCAGCCCTCGCGGGACCTCTGCCGAATTAATCATGCACTCCTCGATCTGGGCGTAGGTGATAGGTTGAAGGTCCCCACCACCAGGGCACAGCATGATCTGTGCGGCGTAGTCCGTGGGGTTGACCGCTTGGTAGCGCGTGAGTTCGTGATCCGGCCAAGCCTTCGGTAGGGTTGGCGTGCCGTCCTTCTTCCGCCCCGGTAGGTGGTACATACTCCATAGCCCCGTAGAGCGTATATACTTGGCGTAGTCTACCGGCAGGGGCTCGCCGTGGACCTCTTTGATACCATCTCGGCGGATCGCGCTGGTAAGGGGGTCGCCGTCTGTGTAGGGAGTGCCAACAAAGACAAAGAGCGAGTGGTTTAATAAGCAGGGGTACAACCCCGCGACGTGGCGTCGGGCGATGGCGACCCAATTCCCCTGCTCCCGAAGCTTGTCGTTCGTTACGGGATCATCCAATACTAACACGTCAGGATGACGCCCCACGATTCCCGTTTGTACACTAGTTACTTCAACACTACCCTCGGTACGGTTCAACCTTCGCGGGGCAACGGAGAACCGCTCATGGGTCCACGTAGGCGATTCCCAGTCCCCATACAACCAAGTAAAGATCGCGTAGGGATCATCTCCCGCAAAGATGTTACGGACAATCTCCGCAAACTGGATAGCTTGCGTATCATCCACCGCGTCAATGACTGTGGCGAGGTTAGGGTTCCGTAGCAATAACCAGGCAATCATCGCCTTAGTGACGATCATAGTTTTGCCGCTGCCGCGGTGGGCGTCAATGAGCAAGTACCGACGTGCCTTAGCGATTTCCCACTCCTCTACCTTCTCTTGGAGCCAGTCACAAAGTGCGCCGTGGACGCTTTCGGTCCACCAGAAGCCGAGGGGATTCCCACGAACTTCTGTGGGGAAGCCTAGTACTATTTTGACAAAGGCGCGGAACGAGCGCTTGCCGGCGTCAGCCAGCAACTCGCGCTCTGCGTCTTTAGGCCAAGATTTGGTCACTTGTCTGTATACCAATAACGCGACTTGAACGCTTTAGAGTACTCCTCACCAAAGTTCTCTAGATCCTCTGCCTGACTTTTAAGCCATGCGGCAATTTTACGGCGGCCACGTTTAGACATTGACCCGGCGTCGGTAATAGAAATAGTAGCGGCTACCTTATACAGCGTTTTCACCTACGTCCTTTCTTCATCGCCGCGGCGGTAGCAATCTTCATTTTTCTTTCCATCGACATATCGGGGTTCTCCCGGTGGATGGCTTCAGCGATTTCGTGACGCTTTGCGATTTGGCCGGCGGACATTTTTCTTCCTTCGCTTCGCTTTTTGGGGTGAGGACGAGGCATTTAGCAACTTCTCCCGGAGGTAAACTCCAAAGGCAATTATAGCCGACATACACCATAGCGCTATTTGCACAGTAAATGGGGCCATCTCAATGTGAATGAGCATTATCGCCTACTTATTGCGTACTCGTAAGCCCGACGGATCATTTACCAATCTTTCGTTTGAGGATTGTTCGCCACCGGGCGAGGTCTTCCTTAGTCATCTCAAGCCATAGCTTTTCCTCAATCTTCTTAATAGTCCATTCCTCGATAGTGTTGCCGAGGGATTTCAAGCTGTCATATAACACTACATGCAGCAACTCATGGAGCACCCCCCGTACAATGCCCATGCGGTAGTAGTCAATCGTGAGCTTGATGGGACCCTCGCCTCGGACCCACTCAGAGAACGCATCCTCATCTCCCGACAGATCAGCTAGCTTAATAACAACTCGCTCGGAGGAGAGAAGTTCTTCTAGCGAGGCAATTAGCTGTTTTTTGGTGATGCGGGCCATTTAGTTTCCGGGGTGGAGGCGGTCCATAGCTAGGCGCACGATGCGGACCCCTACAGCGTCAATAATAGCTGCGACCCGCACGACCTGCTCTTCCTCCGTTAGTGGGTCGGGTGGCCCGACTCGCGCGGGAGCTTCGATCTGCGCGCGGAGAGATTCGATAGCCCGTAAGGCCGCTACTTGGGCGTTGGGGTTCGCGCTGCCGCGGGCGATCCACGACAACAGGCGCAGGCTTCCTTCAGGGGTGAGTGGGTCGTCAAGGTTGACGACGGGGGGCGCCGGGTCGTCCGGGGCAAAGCCCGCCCGTTCCTCTCGACGCTTGGCTGACTCGGTGAGAGAAACAGGACCCTGCCGCGCCTCGTGGAATCCATTGCGCTCGTTGTGGCGCAAACCGGCAGCCATCCGGCGGCGGTGGTTGCGGATGGTGGTCGTGGAGACTTTTAAGATGTCTGCGAGTGCCTGGTCGGTAAGTCCGGTGACCTCCTGCTGCTTGATAAGGTGTTCTAACTGCGCGACTTGCTCGTCGTTTAGCTTCTCCGGGCGCTTGCGGGGCGTAATCGTATGTGTAGTGTTCGCGGGGTTTGGGGTAGGAGTGTCGGCGGCGGTAGCCATGAAGTCGGGCATCGGGTACTTGTTATGGAGTCTAGTTATTTTAGGCCAATTTACGGCCTGGGAGAGGGGCCCCACCCTATTTTTGCTTTGGGCCCTCCCCCCGGCATACTACACGCCTGTAACCCATTACAATCATTGAGTATAGCATACATACGCATAGTAGTCAAGCGCAAAGAAAAACACGCAGCGCACTAGGCTGCGTGTTAGTATGCTGCGATGGGGTTTTCTAGAGGGTGACGGCGAGGCCTTGAGATGCTAAAAGCCGTTCAATCCATTTGTTGTCATACACAACATCATTCGATCCTATCTCTGTTACAACGTCATAGTCGCCCAATTCCATATCTATCGACCGCCCAAGCGAAAACGTTCCTAGATCGTTCGCAATCTTGTCACTAGGACACGTCTCAATCACAGAAAACATAATCCGCCTAAAGCTATCAGGATCCGTCATAGTAAACGCTAGCCTTCCAATATCAAGCGGCTGATCCGGTGACTTAATCCGTGCCCCCACAAATAACGTATGAGCTCCAATCCTCCCAATAACCTTACACCCAATATCAACCGTCACCGCGAACCCCGCCCGCTCCATTAGAATAATCGCCGCCCCCACAACCGCTCCACGCGCCGTATATTGTTCCCGCGTCACCCTGCAATTCTGCCCAACATTCACCATGACCTTAACATGCTTAATCGCGTGCCCACGCTCCACAAGCATCATCTCTTCCCGCAGCCAACACTCCGGCTGGCCCTGAACATACGCCGCAATATCTAGATCCTCACCCTCCACATCTAGCACAAACTCCGATTGCGCTATCCTCGCCCGCGAAGCCAGGACAAGCTTAGTATCGTTCGCAAGCCTTTCCCTAAGCTTAGGTTCCCCATATTTACCAATCTCATACGCTTGCTCAAAGCTATCGTGTTCATAGAACTTGTCATCCTCACTTTGCTCTAATCTACTCGGACGATGGCGGCCCCAAGTCTTAGCATTAGGCGGAGCATCCTTAGCATGTGCCAAATACTCCTCCCACGTCTTAAAGTAAATATGCCCATCCATCATGCTACCTCCGGCAACGGCGCCTTATGGAGAATCTGTGCTTTAATATCATTCTCCACACCCTTGAACGCTACCATATCCGCAACCCGCTCCACCGGAAACAACGCAAGCAACGCCGTACCATCAAACGTAGCCCGCGGCGTAACATGCACAGTCGGATGATTAGCTTG